CGGCCGCGTCAAAGAATCCGTGCGGAAGCCTAAGGACATCTTTACCTTTTTCGTTATGCTGTCCTCCACCTCTCTCAAATACAACTTCGGGTAACCCATTCTTTCCAGTTCCTTGATAGGATGGGTAGAGAAGTTTGCCTCCACTCCGATCAGTGCCGTGTTGTAATACTTGCCCAGGCAGAACACCTTCCGAGCAAAGAGATCTTCGTCTGTACGCACCCGGAACTTTGCCACAAGCCTACCGTTGGAGTTATCCAGCACCTGAGCAACAAACCAGTCGCTTCCCTCACCTGCAGTATCGCAGCCGATCACATAAGGATGTCCCTTCTTTGGACTCTCGTAGATTGTCAGTTCTCCATCGCCATCTACCACGAAAGAAATACTGCTGATAGTAATGCCGTTGTAATCGTAGGAGAAGTCCCCCTTAGCCTCCGGCTTAGGCAGATGCAGGAGCTTGTCGCCGATCACTGTCTTGTCAAAGATAGATTGACCGATCACACCCCACTGTCCCAGGCAGTACACCTGGTAGTAATAGGGATCTGTCCGCTTAAAGGACTCCAGCGTAATCCTGTCCTTCTCCGGCAGGAACCGATTGTTTAAATAGCTGGACTCATGGATTCTCACACGGCCCTCGGGATCCTTCTCGTCGAAGAAACGCTTCTTCAGCCAGTGTGTAATGCTTACCGGGTTAAAGGTCAATATGATCTGCTGATAGTATTTCGTCTCGCCACGGAGACGGATATCAAGCTGGTCAAAATCCGCAGGCTCCAGCTCCGATGCCTCCTCAATCCATATACTGGTGATATCGTGGATAGATTTCAGCTTCTCTACATCGTCCAGTCCTGCAAAGATGATCTCAGACCCATTCTTGAATAGCAGATACATGTCCGAGCTTTTCCCCGCAGGGATCCTCTTGATATCCTTTTCATAGTAGGTGTACGCCTGTTTTTTCAGCAGATCGAAGCAGCTTTCCCGTAAGGTCTTAGCAACCTTTCGCACCACCAGCATCCTGTGTCCCGGTTCCGTAGTGCATCTTTCTAAGATCTTCCGTCCTGCAAAGACCGACTTCCCGGAGCCTGCACTTCCCTTCATGACCAAATGCCTGTGCTCATCGAAGAACAGTGGAAGGAAGCACTCGTTGTTTGTCTCCATCAGAGACTTCCACCAGGCAGCCAAGCTGACCGCTGTATTTAATTCAGCGGTGCGCCCCCGTTTTCTCACCGTTCTCCTCTCCTTTTTTCCATTGCCGTATAATTCACCAAAATCCGTGACGGCACGGAGCCGCCACGGATGGTGTTGCTTGGATTAAATTTCCTTGCCGAAGGGCAGACCGCCTGCGGCGAAGGCTCTCCAGTTGCCGAAGGCACCGGAGAAACGGGTGCGGAGCTTAAAGATATTAGCATCCGTACCCTCGTCGATGTAGCTCTTGACGGTCGGCTTCAGACGCTGGATATCCACTGCACCGTAGCGAGACTTATTGAACTCGCTATCCATCAAGATCCAGGGGAAGGGCTGCCCGTCAGTGCAGTAGGGCACCAGCCAAGGCACTACCATTACATCCCAGTTTGCAAACTGGTAGTTGAATGCATTGCTTGCGTCCTTGTCCGGGTCGTGATATGCACCGATAGCTCCGAACACTTTACGCTTTGCTTCCTCGGTGTTGGGAATAATGATGGTATCGGGCTGCAGACCTGCGATCTCACCACTGTCCGTTACAGCGTTCTGCATGGCAGTAGCGACCTTCCCCAGGTTCTCGGAGCTAAATTCCAGGCTGAAAGCATTACTCTGCTTCAACTTGGGATCAAACTTGCTGGGATGGGCAGTAGAGAACAGCTTCACGCCGTCAATGCCGTCCGTAGACAGCACCTTACCCTTACGGATGTAGTGCTTGTTCTGCAGAGCGCTACCCAGCAATGCCCAGAAGAAGTTGTTTCTGGTCCTGTGGTATGCATCCATCAGCTCATGAGCCTTGTCCTTCAGCACATGTCTAACCTCATCCTCGATAGCGGTCTGGGAGATAGCGACATCCTTCTTCCACTCTTCCGAGGTAAAGACCTTTCTGAACCCCTCTGCGATCTCGGATCTGGGATATGCACCGTTCTCTCCGGTCATCTCCATCTCTCCCAGGTTTCCCATTTCCTGGACAGAACCGCTGGCACCGTCGAGCTCAAAGGGGTGGAACACTCTGTTCACCAAGCTCACAGCTCTGTCCATCCATGCCTCATGTTCCCGGATGATCAGTGCCACCATGGGATCCTGCACATTACCAAAGATCGAATCCGCCACACCGGACGCGACAGAAAAGATAAAACCTCCCTGTTCATTAGGCATATATATCACTCCTCTCTTAGATCACACGGACCACTACACTGTCCTCCGCGGTGGTACCGTTCATAGAAACGATCTCCAACACACCGTCGGCAGTGGTAGCCGTAGCATAACGACCCGTATCATCAAGGGTGACCTTGTCACCGACCTTGACTGCAGACGCATCTGCGCTGAATCGGGTCACGAACTTCATTTCGGGAGACACACGGATCACAGGGATCACCTGTCCCTCCTCCGTTGCCTTGCCGTACATGCTGATGTAGGTAGGCTTAGTGCTTCCCGTTGCAGGAACCAGCTTCCCTTCGGAAACCGTCAATGCCACACCGACCTGGCAATCGGCCATGGCAGAAGCCTCCATGTACTCCCAAGGAATGGGACCACCGGGAGGCGAAGCGTAGGGCTTCAACATTTTACATTCCTCCTTGTTTCTCTTACTTTTTCCCCTTGGATTCCTTGTAGAATCTCTGAATCTCTGCATCGGATATCCCGGGGACATACTTACGCATATTTGCCACATAGTCCGCAGGTGCGCTGAGGGTATTGCCGCCTGCAGGTGTGCTCTGTAGATGGCTCTTTCCCGCTACTGCGTTTCTCGCTGCCTGCTCCGCTGCCTGCTTATCGCTCCGACGGATGGCGTCGAAGTTGGCCAGCTTGTATGCCTCCGTAGGCCTCACACCTAAACGGATCAACCGTGCATACTCAGGTCCCGTCTCCATGCGGATGATGTCATCCGTGGTGCGGACCTGGGGATTCAACTTCCGGATCTCAGCCAACTCCCGTTCCATATCTGCACGGAACTTAGACTCTCTCGCTTCCTGCTCCTTCACCTTAGCAGAGTTCGTGGCTTCCTCTGCCTGCTTTAAGATCCCCTGGATCTCCGGATCCTGCCGCAACGCCGCACGGAGGCTTTCGGGGCTCAACTGCCCCGCCTTCAGATCCCGTCTGAGTTTCGCCTCCCTCTGTTCTGCGTCATAGCGTGCATAATCCTCCGCAGTCTCCACGGGTTTCCCCGCTGCATCCTTCAACCCGAGGGAAGTGAAGATCTTCTTCAGTGCCTCCGCAGACTTCGCCGCTTCTTCCTCCCGGATGAGCTGATCTCTTTCAGCCCTCTCCCGTTCTCGCCTCTTATCTCGTTCATTGGTACTTCTCCCTCCCCCGGTTTCTTTACCCTCCGTGACAAGCTCCTCCGTAACGGTGTCAGAGACTTCAGCGCCCTCTGCGTTGCATTCTTCTGCAGGGTTTTCAACAGGATCGGCGGGCTCCTGCTCTCTTGCGCCTTCCTCCGCAGTAGGTTCAGCAGGTTCGGCGGGCTCCTGCTCTCTTGCGCCTTCCTCCGGCGGGGTCAGTCCCGACCGCTCCCACCAGGGATTTGTATTACCTTCCATAGTCATTCCTCTCTTTCTCGGATCTCAGTTGATGTTAGCCCTTGCCGTTCTTGACCCTCAGGTCCTTGCCCTTCAGGATCTTGCTCTGATCAGGGTTCTTCTTGTGCTTGTTGGGAGCCTCCACATACTGAGCCCCCGCATTACTGATCTTCCCGGCGTAAGAAGCCTTGTCCTTCATCGTTCACACCTCCTATCTGTCACCGTTTTATTCAGCATACCTTCCCGACCCCCTCAGTTACTTTCATTTTCACCGTTCCGATTCATGTCATCCCGATGCAGGTGCATTTCTCCACGAACCTAAATTCCATAAAAAAAGGCAGCTCAACGAGAAATTCCCTCACTGAGCTGCCTCCTTTTCACTTATTCCTTCCAAAGCTTTGCGAAACGGTACAGCATGGTCACCATCTGTTCGCGGGTTACAGGAGCTTATTCGCCGTAGACTCCGGCACGGTC